ATAAAAATGGCAATGCGAGATAATAAATCAGGATTAGCATTTGACGAAAGTTTAAATGCAATCGTAAAAGATGCAGATACAAATGCGACAGCAGTTGATTCTCAAGGCTTTTCTTCTGTAACACATGTAGTAAATGTTGGTGCGCCAGGAATTACATTCAGTACAACTCACAAAGTTGAGATTGAATTAGAACATTCTGACGACAATGCAACATTCACTGATGTAACATCTAATACAGATGTAACTGGAGGAACAGTAGGTACTAATGGTCTATTCCAAACTATTGATGCTAATGGCGACTGTAATAAAGTCTATGCTATTGGCTATGTAGGTGGAAAGAGATACTCTAGAGTTGTTTTAAACTTTAGTGGTACTCATGGAACTGGTACTGTCTTTGGAGTAGTTGGCGTTAAAGGACACCCTTTACATGGTCCAGCGGCTTCTGAAGCAAATGCATAATTAATATATTTGTGTGGGCGAGCAATCGCCCATGCATACAAAATTTAATTAGGAGGATATTATGAAAATTAAAATGAAAAAGACTTTAATTGGTGCAATAGGTAATGGAGAAGTTACAATTACTTATGAAGAAGGCAAAACTTATGAAATGAGAACAGCTATGGAAATGGAAATGGCAGGTGTTTGGATTTCTGATGGTAGAGCAGAACAAGCAAAAGATGTTATTCAAAAAAAAGTTATAAAACCAGTTGAATCAAAAGCAAAAAAAGTAGTAAAAAAATTATTTGGTAAAAAGAAAAAGTAGGTTTTAAATGTCAGGCATAAAAATAGTAACTGATTGGACAGCATCAGCAGTAGCAACTTCTGATCAGAAATCATTTATGCGTGTAGACTTTAGTGATGATGATAGCTTAATTGCAGAACTTATAAAAGCATCACAAAATGTAATACAAACTTATTTAAACAGAGCAATAACTACACAAACTTTGGAGTTATATTTAGATAGATTACCATTTTATTCAGATATAAATTATCCAGAGGGTACATTTACTGCACCTGATTTAGAATACAATTCAAACTATATTGTTTTACCAAGACCACCAGTAGCTTCTGTAACTCATGTAAAATACTTTGATGATTCAGATACAGAATATACTTACGCAACTTCTAACTATTATGTAGATACAATAAGTGATCAAGCTAGAATAGTATTAAGAAGTGGTAAATCATGGCCAACAGTAACACAAACAAGAAATGCTAATGCTTATGTAGTTAAATATGTTGCTGGATATGGTGGAGCAAGTGATGTTCCTGAAGCAATAGTACAAGCTATAAAATTATTAACAGCACATCTTTATGAAAATAGAGAAGCAGTTACAAGTTTAAGTGTAAATGCAATACCTTATACGATAGGTGCTATGCTACAACCTTATAAAATACTCAGACAACAAAGTATTTTAGGAGGTTAAAATGCCAAGTGTTTCTAGAGTAGGATCATTAAGAAATAAAATTACAATACAAAATACAAATACAACTACAGATAATCATGGTGGTTTTACTACTGGTAGAAGCACTTATGTAACTGCCTTTGCTAAAATTACACCAAAATCTGGTAGACAAATATTTAATGAAAGCACAGGAGAAAGAATACAGAACCCACATACATTTGAATTTATGATTAGATATAGAGGTGGTATAACAACAACTATGAGAATTTTATTTGGTTCTAGAACTTTTGATATTGTAAAAATAAATAATGAAAACGATTATAATAATTTTATTACTTTAACAGCAATAGAAAATGTAGGTACATAATGAAAATTAATATACAAGTTAAAAACATAAACGAAGCACTTAAAAAGTTTGATACTTTAAAGAAAGATTTAGAAACACCTTTTAGAGAAGTTATAGCTGGTGGCGCACAATTAATAAGAGGACAAGCTATAAGATCAATACAAAGTGGTCCAAAATCTGGTAGAGTATATGAAAAATATAATCCAAGAAGAACTCATAGATCATCTGCACCAGGTCAAGCACCAGCTTCTGATACTGGTAATTTAGTATCACAAATAAGAGTAAGAGAAGAAAACAAAGATTTAGTTAAAGTTGAAAGTAATGCTTTATATTCTTCTTTTTTAGAGTTTGGTACTTCTAAAATGTTAGCTAGACCTTTTTTATTTCCAGCTACAGAAAGAAGTAGACCAAAAATAATACAGGCAGTTTTTAATAGAATTAAACAAGAAATACAGAAGATAGCAAAATGAGTGATCACAGTTTAGGTTTACAAAAAACAGTTTATGATACTTTAGATGGTGATAGTACACTTCAATCTTTAGTATCTGATGTTTATGATTTTATTCCAGAAAATGCCACATTTCCTTATGTTAAATTAGGTGAGGAAACTGCGGTAGATAATGGAACAAAAAATTTACAGGGAAACGAACATACACTTGTAATTCATACTTTTTCAAGATATAGAGGTAGTAAGGAAACAAAAGAGATTATGAGCAGAATTTATGCTTTGTTGCATGAGTCAAGTTTATCTGTAACTGGGGCAAGTCTGGTAAATTTAAGATTTGAATTTTCAGATGTTATTAAAGAAAATGATGGATTAACTACTCATGGACTTCAAAGGTTTAGAGCAGTAATTTATGATAGTTAAAAAATAAATAGGAGGAAAATAAAATGGCAGTACAAAAAGGTAGTAGCTTTTTATTAAAAGACAACAGCAGTGGAACACCAGCAACAATTGGTGGATTAAGAAGTACATCAATGACAATTAATGGTGAAACTGTTGATGTTACAAATAAAGATTCAGCTACATTTACTGGATCATCAGGACATGATATTGGTAGAGAACTAGGTGGAAATATGGGTATAAGAAGTATGACTATATCAGCTAGTGGAGTATTTACAGATTCAGCAGGAGAAAACAATTTAAGAGGAGCTGCATTCACAGGAACAGCAGTTAATTATGATTTAGTTTTTGGAGATGGTTCAGATGTAAAAGGTGCGTTTTTAGTAACAAGTTATGAAAGAGCAGGTGAATTTAATGGTGAAGAAACATATTCAGTTACTCTTGAATCAAGTGGTACTATAACATACACTAATGCGTAATTATGGTTTATAAGTGGACAAATGGTTGGCAAGTGATTAACTTTACAATTAATGACAATTCGTATCATGGTTTTATAAAAGTAACCAGAAAAGGTGAAATAACTATAGAATGTAGAAAAGATGTGAATTGTCGTCCACTTGATAAAATAGTAGTAGATAGATACCAAAATCTTATAGTGCAAAAAATTCTAATAACGACAAGTAGAGCAGAACTCTATTGTATCAAAGATGATACTGGAGAACTTAAAAAGTCAATACAAACAAAGAAAAAACTAAAAAAAGCACTAGGAGATGAAAATGAACCAATACAAGGGTGAAGTTAAAGCAGTTTTAGGTAAAAGAGAAAAGACCTTTAAGCTGACTTTTGAGTCAATAGTTAATATCGAAAATAATACAGGAAAATCAATAATACAGCTAACAACAGATATGTCGTCAGCTAAATACACTTTTAAAGATTTACTAATAATTTTACATGAGGGTCTTAAAGGTGCTGGTGGTAACGTAATCCAAAAGGCAGTTGGTGATATGATTATGGAAAGTGGTATTATAAAAGCATCAGAAACAGCAGGAATAGTATTAGCTTCTGCATTTACTGGACAAAATAAGGATAATGAAAACCCTTTAGTGCCAGCGGAGAATACGCAGAACGATACCCAATCCAAGAATACCTAGAAGTAGGTTTAGGTGTTCTTCGCTTAACACCCTCAACATTTTGGGATTTATCGCCTAGAGAATATATTAGTGCGGTAAATGGATATTTATTAACAAAAGGTGGCAAAAGAAATACACCTATGTTAAAAGATGAAATGGAAGAATTAATGAGGAGGTTTCCAGACTAATGGCTACTAATTTAACTACAATAGAAGTAAGACTTATAGCAAATGCTCAAAAGTTTAAGAAAGATGTAGATCAAGCAAAAAAGAAAACAAAAGAATTTGCAAAGTCTACAACTCAACTTAAAGATAAGGGTAAGGTTGCACAAGAGTCAATTAGAAATTTAGCTGGTACTATAGCGGCAGTACAAGGTCCATTAGGTCCAGTAGCTGGTAGGTTAAATAGTATTGGTGCAATTTTTGGTAGAATTAATATTGGAGCAGTAGCGGCAGTTGGTGCTATAACAATTTTAGGTGTTGCTTTTGCTAAATTTGTAAGGGCGGCAAATGCTGCAGAAAGAAGCTCATTAAAATTACAAGCTATCATAAAAGCTACAGGTGGAGCGGCACAATTATCATCAAGAGATATAGAGATATTTGCAGAAAGTGTTGCTAAAAATACTTTAGCTAGTGTTCAAGGTGCAAGACAAGCGGCAGGAGTTTTATTAACTTTTAAATCTATTACTGGACAAACTTTTAAAGATGCTCTTACTATTTCACAAGATTTAGCAGAAGTAGGTTTTGGTAGTATTAATACTGCGGCATTACAATTAGGTAAAGCATTAGAAGAACCAGAAATAGGTTTATCAGCATTAAGACGAGTTGGTGTTAGTTTTAGTAAAGACCAAAAAGATTTAATTAAAGTTTTGGCTTTAACAGGTGAGAAAGCAAAAGCACAAGACATAATTTTAAAAGCATTAAAAGAACAAGTAGGAGGAGCAGGTGAGGGTGCGGCAGGTGGATTAGCTGGTGCCTTTGATACTCTAGGAGAAAACTTAAATTTATTTTTTGAAAGAGCAACAGGAAGCATAGTAATAGATACACTAGCGGCAGCATTAACCACATTAAGCGATGCAGTTGGATTATTAGTACCAGAACTTGAAGATTTTTCTAAACTTACTGGTGATGAACTTGCTATGAGATTAGAATTAGCAGAAGATAAATTAAAAGACACTAAAAAGGAACTAGATGAATTTCAAAAATCTACTTTAGCAAATATTAAAGGTAGTTTATCATTTAGTACTGCCTTAAATTTTGTTGAAAAAAGATTACAAAGAAAAATAAAATTAACTCAAAGAGATATAAGAGCATTAAAAGAACAACAAAAAGTAACCAATGCTTCTGCTAATGCTGAAAACGAAGCTATTAATATTAAAAATCAAGCACTAGATAAAATTACAAGACTACAAAATAGACAGATACAATTATCTAATAAATCTGCAGAAGAACAAGAAGCATTAAATATGCAATTTAAAATATTTGATGCAATTATCTCTAAAATTGGTGATAATGAAAAAGGTCAAGCTGCAGCAAAAGCAATAGTTGAAAATAATGTAGCTGTATTTGAAAAGAATGCAAAAATATTGAATGACTTTAAAAAATCAGCAAAAGAGGTAGATGATATAGCTAAAGGAATAGGCGGTGCTTTTTTTACTGCTGGTGATAAAATAGCTGATGCTTTTGCTAAAGGTGAACTTGCTTCGTTAAGTTTTAAAGATGTATTGCGTTCCTTATTAGTGGATATACAAAAAACAATTTTACAAGTTTTAATATTAAATAGAGTAAGAGCAGGAATAGAAAGTGGTATAAATAAAATATTTGCACCAGCTAAACCAACATTAGTTACTCCTAATCAAACTATTGATGCTTCTTTGGGTTCAAATGCATCTGGTGGAAGTGTACAACAAACTAATGTACCAAG